CAGCAACATATTCATGCCCTTCATGCACAAAGTGCCCATACCAACCATCGTTGCAGCTTTACCCATTGCAGTCAATCCATCGGTAAGAATATCGGATACCATTCCAAGATCTTCACCACTTGCCGCCGCTAAAGCTAACATTCCAGGAATACCTTCAATAATTTGATTTGTTTTCCAACCTGCCAAAGCCATATAATTCATTGCTTCGGCTGCTTGAGAGGCAGTATAACGAGTTTTTGCACCCATCTCTTCAGCAGTTGCTTGCAGCGCTTTAAACTCCTCGGCAGTAGCATTAGTAGTTGCCATTACCTTTCGCATGGAATCGTCAAAATCCATATTGATTTTTGACGCAAAACCCCCAATTGCAGCTAATGGAGCAGTAACGTAGGTTGACATTTCCTTACCAACCCTTTGCCACTCTTTACCAACTTGTTCAAGTTGGCGTTTGGCAGATTGCATTTCACTAGAAAAATCTTTTAAATCTGCCTTAAATATTATGTTTATTTGCGCTAAACTTGCCATCCTCTTCTCCTACTTCATCAATTCCTACACTCATTCTCCTTCTTTCATCAATCAAGCGCCAACGCTCTTGCATTGCTTCGAAACTTTCAGTTTCTTCAATCTGTTGAGCACTCTCAACATCCCAAGGCATAGGCAATAAATCTTGTGCGGTTTTAGCCTTGTCCTTTATATATGGTCGTAAAATACCTTCGTACAATCGCCTTGTTTGTTCCCAGCTTGTTTTAACCTGCATTTCTTGATTTTGATTCCAACCAACTTGCACATTATGAAATTGGCGCGGAGTCAAAGAATAGAAATAATCAATCTCTAAACCCATTCGACCACACGCCAATACTTCAAGCTCGTCCCAAGTAACACTACTTACTTCTTCGGCTGATTCATTACTTCTTCTTCGCTTTTTTTTTCTGCTGGTTTAGGCATTGAAACAATAAACAACTTCATAATTTCTGCCATATTTGTTGGCTCAGTCAACAACCATTCAACCGCTTCATCGGAATCAATTACAAATCCATTATTAAATGCGGCTGCCTCAATAATATCTCCGAAAATATTCAACTGATCAAAAGTCACATCTCCATTACCTCCAATAGAACTAATTCGTTCAAAAAACTCAGACAGAGAATTAAGCTTCCACTTTTCACTTAATAATCTTAGAAGCCCATAACCAAACTTTAGTTCTACTTCTTGTCCGTTTACAATTAGTTTTAACTTTTTCATTATTCTGTTAATTTTGAAACTGTTAAATCACCATTTCCTTTAAACGAGAATGAAGATGTTGAAGAACTACCTACATCAGCCGTAATTCCTGTTGATTCGATTAAGGCTTTTCCACTCAACAACACATCTCCATCTACTCCAGTTGTCATTTCAACATCCAACTCTTCACCTGCTAATTGCATTTGAATTAAGTCGAAATAATCTACTTGAGTACTCACTGCCGCTTTGTCCGCTGTAAGCGATTCTGCACTTAACGACCATTCATAATTTGATGGTACGTTGATCGTTCCATTAGTATCTTTTGTTGCGATACTTTCCAATGTTGTTGATATTGTGATTGAACAACTTGTTGAATGGAACAATGTTTTTCCACCTACAGAAAGTCGTAGATCTTTTCCTTTATAAATTTTCCCTGCTGCCATAGCCTACATTATTATATTAAAATTGATATTCACATAAATAAACTGGTTCGTATCGTCAAACGCAGTTTTTGTTGAGACAAACTCTCCATTTTCGATTTCTTCAATCGCATCCTTCATTTTGTCAGCAAACGAAATTGCTTCCAAATAACTTTCAGGCTCATAACACAACGATAATGTAATTGGAAATGCTCTCGCATCAGAAGTAGCATAAGGCACTTCGCCAATATTATACACCGCAAAAGGAAACTCTTTTTGAGCTGACACAAACAAAGGATAAATCTTATCTTTCATTTCAGCCTTAAACATCTTGTTAGATGTAAAAAATTGATATAAAAATTCAGATACTTTTTCCATTAATTACTTAATTTTTTAATTCGACGTTCTAAGAAATTGGCAAACTTCACTTCTGCATCTACCGTTACTTTACCTTTGGTCTGATCATAAGCATCAGTTAAAAAAGGTTGTGGTTTTGTTCTTTTATAAGCACCTAAAGCACGAAGTTCTGCTCTTTCTTTTTTCGATTTTCTTCCTTTGTTTTTTGCACTTCCTGCCGAAGCATTTCTAACTGTAGTAAATCGCGCATTATTTTTATAAAACAATTTTGTCGGCCTTTGCGATGCAGCAACATATTCATGCCCTTCATGCACAAAGTGCCCATACCAACCATCG